AAAAGTTATACGGTTCGTCAAACACATAATCAAAGAGAACCTGTAAATCCTTCTTATCCATTGCGAATAGTTCTTCGCTAAAATTACCCATCTCTATTAAACTCTTCGGTTTGAATATTACATAGCAATCTACAAGTGCGCGTAATGCGCGCGGCAGCGATTTTAGTGTGAGGAGCGAAATCATTATATTTAACTTGTAATGTCGGTGTTTGTGTATCAGGCGCTTCAACCACAATTCCACTCGTCGGTCTTTCAATTGCTCGCTCCAATCGTCCAAAATTAACATACTGTTTCCCCCGTCGTCCTTCTCGGCGATCGCCTGTTCCACAATACTCACAAATGTCTTATTACTTAAATCAAAGAATAACCTGCTCTTGTTGTGTTTCTTAAACGGGTGGTTCTCCTCGCTATCAAAGACCTCCTGCGGTGTGCTGTAAAAGACTTTGTTAAAAATGTGCTTATATACTTTGCCATTTCCATTTGCCGTCATAACACTATTCAAGAACGATGATTTACCCGTCCCCATACCGCCCGAGACAACATATACGCCGCATTTATTCAAGAACGGTTCAGGCACACCAAGTTTGTCATCTATCGTTTGCTTTGTCGGTTTGATTACTAAATGACTTTCTCCGTCTTCTTCTATTTTCATTTGCTTATAATATCAGTTTATTTTATTTTAACTTTCTTCTCCTTGTCCCTGTCTATTTGCGTATTTCGTATCGCCAAATTCAAGGAACGATGCTTTTTTCATTCTTGAAGTAATTTCATAATCCATTAGTGGCGCTGGAAATAATGGCATAGGCGGTAGCGAGTATTGACTGAATGGTTGTATTCCTGTATCTCTTATTACTGCTGCTCTCTCTCTGCTCCTCGCTCTTTGACGAATTTGTGATAACATATTAATCCTGTTAGCAGCATCTCCAACTGACAATCCCGCTGCGCCCATATCTTTTAATGTTATACCTAATCTTCGTATATCTCCGTGGGTTCTCGCAAATACTTCATTACCCATCTCTGTTAATCGCTGCGCTCTCTTGCGTGCTAAATATTGATCCAATTGTCTATCTGTCATAAAACGCTGTGCTTCAAATCGGGCGGTCGGTGCTACCTCTTGCGCTTGATTTCCATACACAGTTGCCCTACGCCGTCTCTCTGGGATTGGTTCTCCGTATGGGTTCATTATATATTAACTAAATATTTTTAGTTACCCGTCCAATGACCCATATTCCGCTTCGGTATCTCGTCTCAACTGCCTTATTCGTTGTTGGTATTGTCTTGTCAATGACGCTAATTCGGCAATTCGTCTCGTATCAGGATATATTACTCGCCGACCTCTGGAACTCTCTATCGCTGTGCGGTTCGCCCGAATACCTAATATGATTGGATCTCGTTCAATTGAATTAACCCACTGTTGATACACATCATCGGGAGGTAATGTCGCCCTGATTATTGGGGTCGCCATCTCTGCTTCCTGTATCGGGACTGCCTCCGCAATTGGACGAATACGATTAGGTCTAACCATATTCATTATTCGTTGATACATCGGGGCAACTTGCGGACGGGTGACCCGTGCTGTTAATTCTTGAACTGCCTCTGCTACTGGGACAACTGGCGCACTCATTTAGATTAAGCACATATTTTATCTTCCGTTATTATTGGGGGAAAAGTGCGGAAACAGAATTGTTCTATAAGAGATATGCTGAAACCGCATTTTTCCCCCATTACGGAGTTCCGTTGTCTTCCTCGCTAGAAGTATCCACAAACAATTCGGCAGGCGGACTATCAGGCAAAATGCTTAATTTGTCTTCCACCTTCTTTTTCAGGACATAACTGGTTTCAATCAGTTTAGTATATCGCGTCCAACTTTCAGTCAAAAATTCCTTCTCCTCTGTAATACGGTTCTTACGATCTAATGCTAAATACTTGTATATATCAACCGATAGCAAATAGAACTCACGACTGCCATTGTCCTCTGCTGTCATCTGCTCGCTGATTTTAAAAAACATTTCTAATGATCCAATGATACCAACTATGAGAGAGAGAAACATATTGATTAGACTGATGTAGGTCTGTTCTATAAAATCCTGTGCTGAAACTGCCGCAACACTATTGAGTGCGGATATTACAATGATTGGAACTTTGTAATATTTCAATCTTACTTTTAACACCAGAAACCGCTTACGATGGTAGTTCGCTAAAATCGCCGAGTTAATCCGTATCTTATCAAGTATCTTATCAATGTCATTCATAATAATAATATAGATTTTTATTATGATTTTCTTCTTTACTTGCTGACCGACACCTCACCAGTCATCATATTACACTCCAAGATACTGTCGTAGAGCGCATAAGTATCAATTAGCATAGCAGGCATAACCGAACTGTCGTGGAACTGACACTCCAAGAAGGTGTTGTTAGAGTTCGTGTCCTTACCAGAAACAACCGCCCTGCCTCCGCCCATTGCCTCCTCAAAATCAACTCCAATCAAGAAACTGTCTGTATTCTTCGGGACAGTGGCAGTAGTATCAAGAGTGCCAGTAGAGACATACATTCCCAGATTGAAAACACAGTCAAATGTAACTGCGTTGGCGGCATCAAAGCACTTAATCAACTCCATAAAGACCTCGCCCGCCAAATCAACCGTGCCGTTATGAGCGATAATCGGGACAGAAGGATACTGCCTGCCGTCAATACGGTAAGAGAAAGACTTGATGTGCGGATTGTAGCGAGCGAAGGAATTGTAAATACCAGCAGAAGAACCCGTAGTAGCAGAATTGCGGAAGGAAGTCATATAAGACTTGACACTGGAATAGCGAGCAGGAATGAGAACAGAGGCAGATGAAGCAGCAGCAGAAGCAATCGTCGTCTGGAAGTTCGCAACTCCCGTCCCGTGCGTCTTGAAGACACCGCCACTCTCCTGAATGAGTTGAGAGTGAATGACAGGATCAACATCAAGGTAATCCATCGCAAGATTGATATTCGTAATGGAGCAAGAAGTAATCGCCGCAGTTCCAGCAAGTCCAGCAGTGGTGCTCTCCTGCGTAGCAATCGCAAGCGTCTCAAAAGTGAGTTTCAGGCGAATACCATCAACGGCAGGACACACCTGCGAGGCAAGAGTTCCAAGAACCGACGAATAAATCGGGACACAGAAACGCCTGACAGGTTGCGCCTGCGCCGCGGCAGTCGCCAAATAACCAGGTGTCTTAACAACGGTAGTGTCACTTCCACCAAGAATAGAACCAATATTCAAATCGCGACCTTTGGACTGGAAATCCTCAACAATCGCGGCAAAGTTGTTGTATCTATCCAGCAATTCTACGGACTGATTTCCAATTATGAGTTCCAGACCCCTAATCGCGGACGACGCTGAACCGTTAGAAAAACCACCGTTTAGCGCATTGGTAGCAATCGTCACAGTAGCATCAAAAAACAGATACGAATTTTGCCCGTTAATCATACTGTATCTACCAGATGGCAGGGCGAAATATACATCTTGGGTCGCAGTTCCAAGAGAAAGCGACGACAAGTTTTCGGGTTGGACTAAAACACGGCGGGATACGGCAGAACCCATACTGCGGAACGCTGAAACATCAAGCAAAGGGGTAAGGGCGACTTCACTCATTATATATTACTAAAAGAAAAGAATTTTAAGCACTTTTCTTTTTAACTAAAACTATTATTCCTAGACTTCCTCAATCTCCTCAATCTCAAAAATAACGACGCAATTAACACTACCCGCTGGATCTAAATCAAAGTGGGTTACGCTAATCGTCATTTGGTTCAAGGGTAAATCAACAACCATAATTGACGGAGACGCAGATGCGCTTGTAGGGTGTGCTGCCGACCCAGATATTCCTAAAACGAATGGGTTGGTCGTTGTTATAGCAGTCCCAGCATTGTTAAGAAATTGATTACATTTACCAGTTATATCTGCTCCATTCGTTAATGAAATAACATAAGGTTTATCTGTCTTCCCTGCTCCCGTTATTCCTACTACACTCTGGATTACTCGTATTATCAACTTGTTCTCTGGTCTGCTCTTGTAAATACGAGAAAATTGAAAATTCCAAGAGGTCGCATCTACACCCCAAAAGGTCTGCTGGTATAACTGTGCGGTCTTCTGTTTCTTATATATAGGTTCTTTAATCACCTTTGCTCGTGGCATTATATAATTATGGTTATATTATATAATACATTAAAGTATATCACTTGGAATATCACCGTAATCAATTTCATAAATAGTCAGTCCAAGAGAAAAGAAGAAATTACCGCTTGGTGCTGCCTGCGTTCCAGAGAATTCGGCATTAATAAGAATTGGATTGGTTGGAAACTCATTACACACAAAAACTGCTAGGTTGTTGTTATTAGCGGCATTGAGATTAGAACCTATATAAGTCACA